ATCACCAATCAACCTGCTCTCCATGCCACGCACAACTACCCGCACCGCTCCTGCTGAGGAGACCACGACCAAGACCCGTGTGATCCGACAGCATGTCACCCAGGAGCCCGTCACCCTAGTGGGCTTTCAGGCCATCTTCCAGCCATCGAAGTTCGGCTTCACCCTGTCCTGCTACCTGCCCGATGATCTGATCGATGCTCTTGAAGAGGAGCGGGTCGAGAAGATCGACTACATCAAGTCCAAAGCCAAGAACCCCAAGAGAGCTACCTGCAAGGCAGAGCCCTGGGAGGAGACTGACGATGGCTACCTGGTGAAGTTCTCCTGGAAGGAGGAAGAGGCCGACTCGATCCCCATCGTGGACTCCGAGGGCACCGTGATCGAAGATCCGCTGCCTGTCTACGAAGGGTCCAGGGTCAAGATTGCCTTCGTCCAGAAGCCCTACCTCCTCAAGGATGGGCTGACCTATGGCACCACCCTCAAGCTCAAGGCCATCCAGGTGATCGAGGTGAACGGTGGTGCTGGTGTGGACCGGGGTGACCTGGACGCTGAAGGCGCCGCAGAGATCTTCGGTAAGACCAAGGGATACAAGGCCGGTGATCCCAATGTCCAGCCCGTCAAACGACGGGATCCGGATCCTGAGGATCAGACCGACGAAGATCCCGAGGACGACGACGAGAACCCTGAGTTCTGAGATGCCGAAGTTCCGCTCCCGTCTGGAGGGTGCCGTCGCATCGGTTCTGTCTGAGGAGGGAGTGGATTGGAAGTATGAGGTTGCTCACTTGGGATACCAGATTGAGCACCTCTACACTCCAGACTTCTGGCTCCCCAATGGCATCTTCCTGGAGGTCAAGGGTTACTTCAGCCCAGCCGACCGCCGGAAGATGCTTGCGGTGAAGCAGGCCCACCCTGAGGCTGACATCCGAATGGTATTCAGCAATCCCCACCAAAAGATCTCCAAGACCTCCAAAACCTCCTACTCTGCTTGGTGTGCTAAACACCAGATTCCATGCTGTTCATCCTCATCAATCCCCCTGTCATGGCTCCAACCCAACACCCCATCTCCGCAGACCCAAACTCAGACGAGTTCAAAGAGGTCTACCAGGTCATCTCAGGACTCTTGACTGGCCTCTTCCAGGCTGAACGGTATGAGTCCAACCTGATCATCGAGGCCACCGACCAGGCCGTGACCGATTTCGAGGATGGGATCGAGCTACTACGCGAGGCCACCGAACGCTCCGCTGGGAGGGCCCGGGCATGAGAGATGAGTCTGAGTTCGTCAGACACATTCCCTGCCCCAGCTGCGGCAGCAGCGACGCCAATGCGATCTACACCGACGGCCACACCTTCTGCCACAAGTGCCACACCTGGCTGCCAGGAGAGGGCAGTCCCACCCACCACCCAGGAAAATCCGGCATGCGCCGCTCGAATTTCACGGTTCGAGGGGAACCTGAGCCCCTCCGTAACCGCCGGCTGAGCAGGGATACCTGCCTGCTCTACAAGATCCATGTCGATGGCAATCAGCTCCGGTGCCACTACATCAACGACAAGCAGGACCTGGTGGGGGCCAAGATCAGGACCCCCGACAAGCAGTTCTCGGTCGAGGGAGGTCCTCTCTGCCTGTTCGGCATGAACCTCTTCGGCAAGGGGAAGCGCATCGTGATCACCGAGGGTGAGCTGGATGCTGCCTCCTGCTACGAGGCCATGCCGAAGTGGCCGATGGTCTCGATCCCCAACGGGGCCGGGGCCGCCAAGAAGGCCATCCAGAAGCACCTCCAGTACCTGCAGCAGTTCGATGAGATCGTGCTGCTGTTCGACAATGACGAGGAGGGCATCAGGGCGGCCAAGGAGTGTGCCCCGGTCCTGCCGGCTGGCAGGGTCAAGATCGGGAGCATGGGCCGCTACAAGGACCCCTCTGAGGCCCTCCAGGCCAGGGACCCTGACGCCATCCGTCAGGCCATCTGGAATGCCACACCGTACCGGCCTGACGGGATCGTCGCGGCCAATTCTGGGGAGCTGTTCGACCTGGTGATGGCCCCCTCGCCTCCATGCGATCACACCTATCCCTGGCCTGGCCTCCAGGACATGCTCCATGGGATCCGGTACCAGGAGCTGATCACGATCACGGCCGGCACAGGAATCGGCAAGAGCTCCTTCTGCCGGCAGCTAGCGGTCCACCTGTTGGAGGCCGGCGAGACCGTGGGCTATCTGGCCCTGGAGGAGTCCGTTCGTCGGACGGCCCTGGGCCTGATGTCCATCTCCGAGGGCCGGCCCCTGCACCTGGAGCCTGAGAAGGACTCCGAGGTGATGCAGGAGATCTGGGGCAGGACCATGGCCGACTGGAAGCTCTTCCTGTTCGATGGCTTCGGCTCATACGAGCCCGATGTGATCTACAACACGATCGAGTGGCTGGCCCAGGGCATGGAGTGCAAGGTCGTCTTCCTCGATCACCTCTCGATCCTCCTGTCCGGCCTGGACGGGGACGAGCGGCGGATGATCGACCAGACCATGACCCGTCTGCGGTCCCTCGTGGAGCGCACCGGGATCACCCTGTTCCTTGTCTCCCATCTCCGTCGGTCCACCGGCCAGGGGGAGAAGAACCACGAGGAGGGGGCCCGGGTCACCGTGGGCCAGCTCCGGGGCAGTGCCTCGATCGCCCAGCTCTCCGATGCCGTCATCGGCCTGGAGAGGAACCAGCAGGACGAGACCGACAGTGGGACCACCGTTCGCGTCCTCAAGAACCGCTACAGCGGCCAGACCGGGATCGCCGGGACCCTGATCTACAACCCATCCACCACCCGCTATGACACCGACACCTTCGACCCAGCCCAGTTCGACGACGAAGAGCCCGAGTACTAATGCCCTGATCATCGACATCGAGACCGACAACCTGCTTGCGGATGTCACCAAGGTCCACTGTGTCGGGATGATGAAGGCAGGAGGAGAGGATGTCTTCGGCTTCGGAGCACCAGAGGCCCCCCTCTACCCGGCCTACCGCCTGATCGAGAAGGCCGAGGTCCTGATCGGCCACAACCTCCTCTACTTCGACCTGCCTGTCCTGAAGAAGGTGGCTCGCTGTCAGAACCCCAGCGCCAGGGTGATCGATACCCTGCTCCTGAGCCGTCTTCTCTATCCCGATCTCCTGGCCACGGACTTCGCCAAAAAGCCACCCCTCATGCCGCTCCAGCTCTACGGCCGCCACTCCCTGGAGGCCTGGGGCTATCGTCTCGGCTGCTACAAGGGCCAGTTCGGGAAGACTACCGACTGGGCCGAGTGGAGCCAGGAGATGATGGACTACTGCCTCCAGGATGTCCAGGTCACACATCGACTTTTCCAACTATTCCGCAAAAAACTTAATCTCGATGACACCCTCACCCTGCCAGCCTGGGCCGAACTTGAGACAAACACAGCCGCAATCCTTGCAGATCAAGAGGCGCATGGTTGGTCGTTTGATGAGCAGTCGGCAGTGGCGCTTGAGTCAGATCTCCGAAAAGAATTGGAGGCTGTTTCTCAGGTACTTCGAGACAGGCACCCTGTCGTGGCTGGAGTTGAGTTCACTCCTCGTCGAGCAAACCGCACGAAGTCTTACCACCTGGATGCAACATTCACCAAGCTGGTTGATCTCAAGCCTGCCTCCCGTGATCACATCGCTTGGATCTTTCAGACCCATTATGGGTGGAAGCCCACTGAGTTCACCGAGAAGGGGAAGCCTGTGATCGATGAGGTGGTCCTCACCAACATCGGGACCCCTCTTGCCTTGGACTTCCTCAAGGTCCTGGAACTCACCAAGGCCCTGGGTGCCCTCTCTGAGGGGCCACAGGCCTACCTGAAGGTCGTCCGTGCTGGCCGAGTCCACCATCACTGCTCCGTGGCCACACAGACCCACCGCTGCGCTCACCGGCAGCCGAACCTGGCCCAGGTCCCCAGCGATCTCCGGTTCAGAGCCCTCTTCCGGGCCTCGGAGGGGAGGGTCATGGTCGGTGCTGACCTCCAGGCCATCGAGCTCCGGATGCTGGCCCATTATCTGGGCAGGTACGACGGAGGCGAATACGCCCGAATACTTCTGGAGGACGACATCCACCAGGTCAACGCAGACCGGATCGGGATCACCAGGAAGCAGGTCAAGACCGTGACCTACGCCTTCCTCTATGGGGCCGGTGACCTGAAGCTGGGCCACGCCATCGATCCTCAGCTGCCGGAGGACAGGGCCAAGGCAGCCGGCAAGGGTATTCGCCAGGCCTACATGAATGCCATCCCTGGCCTACAGAAGCTGGTCACCAACGTGAAGAAGGTGGCCAAGGACAAGGGCCAGGTCAGCGGCATCGACGGCCGCCCCCTGAAGGTGGAGGCCCCTCACAAGGCCCTCAACTACCTCCTCCAGGGAGGGGCCGGGGTGATCGCCAAGAAGTGGATGGTGCTCACCAACAACCAGATCTCCCTGGAGATGGCCCACAGTGCAGCCAGCCAGCTGGCCTTCGTCCATGACGAGCTCCAGTTCGAGGCCACTCCCAACTATGCCGAGCATCTCAAAGAGTTGCTCACCCTCTCGGCCCAACGGGCTGGTGAGGCCTACAACCTCAGGCTCCCCATCGCAGCGGAAGCTCGCATCGGGAAGACCTGGGCTGACGTTCACTGATCCTTATGGAAATCCCCACCCCACCAGATCATCTACACATCGCAGCCATCGACTGCGACTTCCTGACCTACCGGGCCTGCGCTGCGGCAGAGATGGAGATCGACTTCGGTGAAGATGTGATCCTGGTACAGTCCAAATTCTCTGAGGTCTTGAAGATCCTCAACAACGACTTCGAGCGCATCAATCGATGGCTTGAGGATTACTTCCCCTACGACCACTCGATCTACCTCTTCTTCTCCCACCACACCAACTTCAGGAAGTCCGTAGATCCGGACTACAAAGGCCATCGGAACAGGAAGAAGCCCTGCGGCTATGTCAGGGCCATTAACTTCTTGGCCAATAAGTACCCGACCTTCGTGATGGAAGGCCTAGAGGCTGACGATGCCATGGGCATCTTCTCCACCTCCTCCAGGCTCCCGGTGATGATCTGCTCCCCCGACAAGGACATGAGGCAGATCCCAGGGATGCTCTGGAACATGGACTATCAGGTGAAGGAGCCCGACGTGATCACCCAGGAGGAAGGCTTCCGGTGGTTCCTGACCCAGACCCTGACCGGTGACCAGACCGATGGCTACTCCGGGGTCCCTGGAATTGGTAAGGTCAAAGCTGACAATTTACTTGACAAACACGGAGTCTCCTGGGACACTGTGGAAGCCGCCTTCACCAAGGCCGGCCTCACCCGGGACGATGCCATCCGCAATGCCCGACTCGCCCGTATCCTCACTGCCAATGACTACGACTTTGCCGCCAGACGACCAAGGCTCTGGACCCCAGAACGCACCGGGAGCGGAGCTCCTGAAGTCCTTCGTGGAGGCCGTGGCCAAGGACCTGCAACCATCAGCCTCGGCGATAGTTCAATCCCAGACCCCTGGCTCACTCCCACCGCTCCCCACACCGGTCTTCGAGCTGACGATGGAGCAGCAGTTCACGATCGCCAGCATGACCAGGCGCCTCCAAAGCGAGGAGTTCAAAAGAGGAAGAGTAGGAACACCTGAAGGTGGTTCGATCAGCTCTTTCGAGTACCTTGTTCAGAACTTCATCGCCTTGGCCCGTCAGAACCTGGCCCTGTCCAACAACCTCAAGAACCTGGTTAGGCAGTGGCCAGTGGCTGTGAACCCTTCATCCACCCAGAATCAATGACCCTTCCATCCAACACCACAGGCCCAGGCCACTACCGTCGTGGCAAGATCCAGGTCTGGGACTTCATCCGAGATCAAGGCCTTAGCTATCATCTCGGCAATGTGATCAAGTACGTATGCCGGGCTGGGTTTAAGTCAGATCGGCTGGAAGATCTCAAGAAGGCAACCCACTACTTGCAAAACGAGATTGAACATCAAAGGCAAGAGCTAAACCTTCCCCTCACCGATGACAAACCTGTCTTCTTCAGGTTCAGCGACCTGGCCAAGGAGTTCCGTAGGGCATTTGGGGTTAAAAGTGATCTAGCCAGAGGAGCCGGGTTAATTGACGAAGAGTTTAGAGAATTAGTTAAAGAAACACCATGCACCCCAGGAGACCTTAAAGAACTCGCCGATCTGGTCTACGTCTGCTATCAATATGCCGAAGACTGCGGCTACGATCTCGACGAGGCCCTCATCCGAGTCCATGCCTCGAACATGACCAAGCTGGCCTCTGACGGCTCAGTCTTCCGCAATGAAGAAGGTAAGGTCCTCAAGGGCCCCAACTATGAACCACCCCACCTCGACGATCTCATCTCCAATGACATCTGACTTTGACCATCTGATCGCCCGCACCGGGAGAGTTCAGAGCTGGATCGACGACTCGACCTCCAGGCTCCCCGTCAGCTGCAC